AGATAATCCTGGCAAACTGTGGAACAATCCAACATGGGAAACATTTCAACATGATGGTCCAGGCAGACTGGCGAGCATCATACAAACGGTGATGCAAAATAACTCTTGACAGCCTGAACATGGAGAAGTATTGTAATTGGGAAAGGACAAGCAAGTAGAAAAGAAAGAATGGTGGAAAATAAATCTTGACAAGGCTTGAAACAGGATATACATTGGAGATATTAAGAGGCAGATAGTTAATAAGATGAACAACCGGGAAAGTTAGAAACAACCTTAACTATGGAGAATATTATGAAACATAAAGATTTAGTAGGAATTGAAATCAGGCCATTAGAAGATAGTATTGAAGTTACCATAACTATGAGTGACGGAACAAATAAGACATTCGACATATCTAATATGTCAAAAGGAATTGAGTTTTGGCAGGATGGCGGATTATGGAAAAAGATTGAGAACGGAGAAATTGATACAATTTAATTCTTGACAATCCTTTCCACAGTTGATATACAGTAAGTAACAGGCTGGAAATGGTTCTGGCCACTCGCAAGTAAACCCATCATAAAGGAGTTTTATCATGGCACAGTCAATCTTCGTAACATTAGATACCCTCAAGACGGAAACTTCAGTCCCGGTAGTTGGAACAATGGTAAGCCACACTTTGCCCAGGTCAATCTTTCCGACCTCTGAACAGTTTGCAGATGAACAGAAGTTGGTAGATTGGGCAAAGGAAAGCGGTTGCCTGCATGCTTGTTTGCAGAAAGGTATACAAGCAAAGTTGATTGATGCCAGAGCAACCTTTAAAGCTACAAAGAAAGGTGCAGAATGGTCGCAGGCATTAGGTCAAGAGAACGTGGACAAGATGAAATGGGAAGCTGCTGAACGTCCGGCAAGTGCAAAAAGTGACGAGCAGAAAGCCATTGAGGCCATGTCCAAATTGACGCCGGAACAACTTGCGGCAATTATCGCAGGTATGCAAGTAAATAATTAGCAACCATCTAACCTCGGGCATAGTCCTTGCGATTGTGCCCGAGCATTGAGGTATAGCCATGCAATATTCAAAACGCTTCCTGGCATTCTTTAATCGCAAATCTGCCCCTTATCTGCCTGAATGGGTTATTGAAGCATGGTATGTGCAATTTAATGAAGTTGACTTCCACCTGGTGAAAGCATCATGAAAATTTCCAAACTCTCAAAGGATGTAACCTACGGAATTACGTTTGCCAAGGCAATTAAGCTAACATCAGATCGTGAAGAAATGAAAGTTGTACGGTGCATATTATGCCAGGATTGCCACAATGTTTCTCGTGTCTTGAAATATCTTGGATTAATGCCTGAACGCTACAACAAGGCTATTCAGACTGGCATCTGCATTGAGCTATCACGATAATAAAAAGCCTAACAACCTGTTATCAGTCTAGCCCGATTAGGTTCATGTAACCTTTTCAGGCTTTTCTTATTGCTAATGCCTAACAAACTGAATAATGCCTAACAGACTGAACTAAGTAATTAGTGATTAAGAGATGGTTGTATGGGCGTTCGATAGTGAACAGGGTTTACATAGTTTACAGGGTTTACATAGTTTGCTCAGGCCAGGGATGAATAGTACCACAGAGTAGTACCCCAGAGTAGGATATTCATAAAAGCCCTACAATGCCCCGGAAAAGCAGTCTGCTCAATATAGATACCTACATAGCCCTAACACCATAAAAGCCCTCTATGGCCCTTTCTGGTCCATTCTAGGTCATACCTACCCATCATAAGGAATCAAGCAATAAGCAATTGCATAGTTTACAGGGTAGACAAAAGGTAGACACAATAGACAAAAGGTAGACACGGGTAAACATAGGAATACACGAGAGTAACCACAGGTAAACACAAGTAAACAAGTAGGCATGTAAACAGAATAAATCTAATGATAACAGATAGTTAGCTTGTTTGCAGGTTTGCAAAGAGTAGACAAGGAGTAAACTTGTAAACGGCAATAATATCAGAGAGTTACGCCTGATTACCTAGGTATGCAAGTAAACCCCACTCCCGTCACATGAGAGGGAGAGGGGGTGTCTATTTTAGTATTTAATTTTTTTATTAAATAGATGTACTTAAAGGGGTAAACAGAGAGGGGGGGGGGAGGTTTACTTGTACACTCCTGTAAACACGATAATCTTCAACAATATCAACCATTTACACTGTCTACCCCTTGTTTACCTTTTGCAAACCCTGCCCACCTGCAAACCCTAATTCCCCCAACAATATCAACCACTTACTCGGCTTCGCCGGACGTTTGCCAACCCTGTAAACACAAAGAAAACACTTGCAAACCCTTAGCAAACCATGTATACTACCTGCTAACACCCGGTAAACCATGCAAACAGGCAAACCGGCAAACCCTACACCGTAGCACTTGACAACCTCGGCTACGCCGAACAACCTCACAAGGAGCAACCACCATGTCAAACCCTACCGTAAGTTTTCGCATCTCCGATTATCATCTTGCCAGAGGACTAAGAGCCGTTCGTCATCTTGAGCCTGATTGGAAACTTACCACTCCAGCCGAACTTATAAGAACAATCTTTTATGAGTTTATCGCAAAATCAGAATTCAGCAACAATAATCCACATAGCGTCACTCCTGAGCTACTCCAAGAGATTGCCATGGCAAGAATGGGAATGATCAAACAACCAGCGCAAAATAAAAACCTTGCTCCACTACCTCAACTTGGACAAGCCAACAAACCAGCCTGGCAAATTCAAAGAGAACTTGAAGATGAAAAGCTATTCAACATTCTAAAGCAAGAATCTCAATCAAGACAAACAGCACAACATAGAGAGATATCAAATAAAGAACTAGAGGATCAAATTAGTTTAGCCTTCCAAACATCTAAACCACTCCCCAAACCGTCAGAATTTCATGATCCAAACATCACTGAATCAGAAATATCAACATTAACTGATTTCAGCCCGCCGAAAGATTGGATAGATAGCGAGGAATAAACACATCTAATGAACGGGCATAACGTGGTGGAATTACACGGTTTTTTCCGTTATGCCCGCTTAGCCACCACAACGGCCACCACGCTACGTTTCCCGCCGACCATGCAACCGTACCAACCCGGACGCTACGGCCTGTCACGGCCATCCTACGCCCTTCTAGCGCCTATTCCGGCCGTCCACCATACTATATACACACCACCGACTAACTACCACAACGTAGCACACACCAACACCGTAAACCGCCTACGTGTTTTTCCGTTGACAAACCCACTTGTATACGGTACAATAACACAAGATATACCTATACCTTTTCACCATGCAGTTAAATTTAACTTTATAGGAGTTAAACAAAATGAACCAACTAACCGAGAATGAAATTTTAACAGTGTTAAAAAAGCCATAGAGGAAATCAAAGCAATTGCAAGCACTCTTCCAACAGACCAAGCACGCGAAACAGTAGTGTTATTTTTATTTTCGATAGGCTTCACAGCAGAACAAGCTCAGCAGATTATCAACAACGATACAGTTTTGAAAAATATCTTTACAAATTAATCCTGGAGTTAGTTAATTATGACACTCTGCACTTTTTGCCAACAACAAACTAATTATATCTATCGCGATACTCGCAGACCAATTAATGATAATAAATCACTTATAAGCTGTTGCAAGCCATGTGCATCAGATAAATTATATCTTATTTATCAGATTAAAATCAAAGCAAAAAATATTCAAAGCAAACGAAAATCTATTTTTTTAGTCTAACCAATCAAACTTATAACTCAATACAAGGAAAACCTCAGGACAAAATTGACTATCTAAAGCGACTGCCTAATCATAACGTCTGGGTAATAGCCAGAGAAGATTATTAATATCATGGAGAATATTATGGAAACTAAATGTGCATGGAACATGACAGGAAATAAGGAAAGAATTGAACGGGAATTTGGGATTGACTTTAAAGGCCCAGGTTTTTACCTTTCCAATACTGACACTCTCTTAATTATACCATTAAACACGTACATAGGGAAAACCTGGCATCAAACACAACCTAAAGGCACACAATATTATGTAGAAGTATGGAACACCGATTTTTACAACACGATTTATGCTGTAATTCCTACTGCACCTGTTAGAGTAGATGATCGAGAGTAACTTATGAACACAACCTTCTATTATGCCCTTATCCCAAGTGAGCTGTTCCACCTACAAGAGCAGTGCACAATTTGGTTGCCTGAAACCCAGCCACTTGACCAAGCAATCTGGAATCCTAGCCAGATCATTGCAACCTGCGACCTTAGCTACTTGTTCCAAATTGCAGAAATGATCCAGATTGGAACCATTACACCAAGTGAAGTCATCTGGATTGAAGTCAAGAACCAAACAGCGACAGGTTACATATTTAGTAACGATGGCAAGATTGCAAACTTTTTTAGAATTGTCTAACCAAACCAAGCAACGAAGTTGCCCGCTTTTAATCACCAGCCATTAAGCACACCAGCCATAAGGAGAACAAATGGAAAAATTTATTTCAGGCGGCTTTGTAGAGATTCATGGAAATAAGAATTATAGAACCTTTCATCTTCGCCATGAACTGGTAAAGAAAAACAAATGGTATTCTTCAGAATATTCAATCGGTGAGGATGATGTTTTACCACTTACCATGACGACAAGTAAGGCAATATTAGAAATCCCTGGGATTAAAAACCTTTCAGTAAAGCCATATGAGCTTAGCATAGAAAAAGCTGAAGCCTTTACCTGGGAAGAACTTATGCCACAAATTATACTTGCTATGAGTAAGTACTTACCAGCAAACTACGCCTGATCATCCATTAAACTTGCCATTGCAGCCGGAACAAAGATAACTTGTTTCCAGCCCGGACCTTTTGGGCCAAGCACCATTGAGAATGGTACAATCTATTTAGAGGGTCCACATTATCCAGAGCCTCACAAATGGTACGGCCAGGGGCAGATGAAAGATGGCCAGCTGATTAGTATTAAATAAGATTGATTGCCTAATCACCAGGTCAAAGTCCTTGCAAGTTTAATGGTTTTGACCTGGTTATGAGTGAGTCAATTTAATAACCTCAACAATGGAGCCAGCCATGAAAGCTAATTCACGCAACAACAAAGATCATTTTACTCCTTTTGACGCTATGCATACAGAGTCTATTTGCCTTGGACTTCTTTGGACACTTGGTGCAATAGCCATAGTTGCCTTGCTCGTCTTCTTTGGAATCAATGAAGTGAAGGAAACATTTAAACCAATTATTGACGCCTTACAAGTTAATCCACTCAAAATGTAATCTTCAACCAAGGAGCAAACATGAACATTATTGATTGGCTTATATCTGATCCTTTCAAGCATGATTTCCTACTCACAGCAATTATTTTGTTTGGCGAAGCTGAGGTTTATGCTGCAATTAATATGGGCATCGTAGTTGCAGATGAAGTAGAGATTAAGATTAACCTGCAGTAAACAGGCTTAATATTGCTAAATGTTTAGTTTAGCTGTTCACTTGTGAACGCCCATTACAAAAACAACATATTACCTTAAGGAAATTTATTTTATGATAACAAACAATTTTATACAAGATCAAATAAATTTTAGTTTTGTGCAAGAAGATATTTTTCGATCTCTAGCTAAAAGATTTATAAATAAAACAAATTTAAATATGATACATGAGGGTATTTACTTTACTCCTTATGGCGATTGGGAAAGGCATATTTTAACCTTGCTAACAATTAAAGCATGTAATCCTTACTTGGAGAAATAAATTATGAAAGGCAAAACAATTCGTTTCTACAACAGATTTGGAACCCATATGGGATGGAAGTACCTTGCCAATGTGACATACTTTGAACTGATTAACTGGCTCAAAGCTGGCAACACATTAAGATTTCAGAAACAAATCCTGACTAAGCAATCTAACAGTAATGAAATCTTCAAAATCTTGCGGAGGTCATAATGACAATGACAACAGAAGAGATTATGTCTTTCCAAGGTCACGAGTTTACCTATGTGTTTGAAGATGATGATACAATGCCAGCATATATTAAGAAAATAGACCTAGCTGAAGAATTATTAACTTACTGGAGCTTTTCCTTAGTTACAGATACCGGACATAAGTTTACTCCACTAAATGATGAAGAAGAAACTGAAGGCGCTTGTTGCTTAGGTAAAGAAGATACCTTAGCTGGTATTATTAAAATCCTTACAGAAATAAAAAATACAGGAAAATATTTACCTCAACAAACAAGTCCTGGATTTTTCGCAGGCTGTCCATTCTAAGGAGCATAGCCATGAAAAAACTCTGTCCAGTTTGCAATACTATCAATAACGCAATCGGCTTTGATTTAACAGAAAAAGAAATTCATAACATTAGTAAGATTGGTTTGTCAGAACATCTTTGTAAGACTTGTTACCAGAAAGAGCTTGCAAAATTGTTAGAATCTACCAAAGCTGAACTTATTCCACTAAACAAAGAAAAAGAAATTACGCAGACAGCCTACCATAAAGCCTATGAAGCCTGGAAAGACATCGCAACTTTGTACCAGGCAATAGATTACAATCTCAACATGAATAAACATGCAATCAAAATGAAAGAATCAACCAAGATAAGAGTACCAAAAACTAGTGAGCCAGTCAACATTGAGCTTCTTTGTCAGCAGATTCTTTCCACTCTAAGTAAAGAACAACAACAGGCTATCATTCAAACCTTTAAAGCAACTCAAACTATTGGTAACTAAAATGACAATCAAAGACTTAGTTGTTGATCATCCATACTATTGCTCAGATAATAATTATTGCTCAAGAGAAGCTAGTCAAAATTGAGATACAATGACTGCCTTCTTAGATGAAATGGAAGATGCAGATATTGATATGAATTTAGTTTTTAGATGGGATATAAAAGAAAAGAGGGCTGAAGAAACAGATAATGTAACTGGTGAATACTATGCTGAGATATTCATAATGCATCAGCGTAAAGGATTATTTTGTCCCCACTTTGTTAAAACCATTACTGAAGATGAAGTAGCCAGATTTATTAGTTATTTACAGAAACATAAAGAAAGATTAGATGAAATTTGGAAACCATTATAAAATAACTCAAACTATTGGTAACTAATTATGTCAAGTCCAGTCATAACATTCCGTCTCACTACCTATCAGCTTGCTCGCGGCCTACAGATTGTTCGCAGCCTGGAACCGAACTTCCAACTAACTAGTCTTAGCCAACTAGTTAAGATCATCTACACAGATTACCTGGCAAAAATGACCCTCGGCCAGTCAGATGAAGTTGACGCAGCCATTATGCAGGAAATTCAAATCTTTATTCTCAATCCCAGAAAGAAAGAAATCAACTTGGCATCCTTAGCAGATAAAGAGAATTTCACTCCATCAGTTAAGTCAATCAATTAAAGGAACTCAACCATGAGTAAAGCCCGTGTAGTTTCAACCCGCATGACCATTGATGACCTTGCCAAAGCTAGAGATGGCCTACTTGCTAAAGGCATCGAACCAGCTGACTTAACAACAACTAGTCAGATCATCAAACTTACCTTCTACTACGGAATTATTTATCTCTGCCAAGATCCAAAATCTCCACCCAGTCAAGAATCCACAGACTTTGTAAGCCAGAAATTCAGCCAGACAAAAGTAACCAGAGGACTTAACTTAACTGATCTGGAGTAAAATAATGAAATTAATATTCAAACTTCTTACAGCCCTTATTATCTTAATCTTCTTCGGTATTGCTGGAGAAATGGATTATCAACACACCATCTCACAACAAGAACCAGTAGTTCAATATTAAAGGAGCTTGTTATGTGCGAATCTATCAAAGAAGTCCTAATGCGACGTGACGGAATATCTGCACTTGAAGCACAAGATATAATCAATCAAGCCAGGGAAGCCTTGCAAGAATATATAGCTTCTAACGATCTTGAAGCCGCTGAAAATGTTTGTGAAGAATATTTTGGCCTGGAACCAGATTTTTTAACAGAGCTAATGTAAAAAGGAGCACTATTATGTGGGACTTCACTAAGAATGAAGCACCAAGCCAATGTTGGGGAAGTGAAAAGAAGTTTAACGCCTGGTTAAATAATAAATAATTGCCATGAAAAACCTCCCACTCTATAAAACCCCAACTAACTTTCTTTGTCCAGCCTGCCATCAGCCATGCCTCATAATTGCCTTAGACGATTCATTTAGCTATTCTGGCACTCATTGCACAGCCGGGCAATCAGGTATTCACTATCCATCTGACTATGGCACGCCTGTGACAGATTGCTGCGAGGCAGATGTACCAGATGCTGAGAGGGATGAACCAGATTATTATGATTATTAATTTTAAGGAGATTAATAATGTATCCAATAATAAAGAAAGAAATAGAAATTCAAAAATATGCTCAACTTTGTGGTCAACATGAAGCAGTAATTAGAAAGTATCATTCTAAGAAAGACTCTAAGAATTGTATCTGGTTCTGGGCAGATCAGCCAAATAGTGCTGATCATATCTATGTATGGGATCCTAAAGATACTAAATCTCAAGGATTTGGTGGAGCAAAAATTACTTTTACCTTAACAGATAATACTGAAATAGAAACTAGAGGCCCATGGCATTCTAATTCTCAGGCACTTTTTGATTGTTGTAGTATTGATCTTAGAAATAATCATTATACTATCGTTATTATAGCTCTTAATAGAAAATATAAAGATAATAAAGATTTTTTAGTTGATATCTTATATGAAGATAAGAACTGGGTTTTAAGCGATTATCATAGAGGGGATAGTATAGCTAAAAAATTTGCTAACGATTTACAAGTTCCAGTAGTTTGTTATAATCAAGGTATCAGCGGATCATCAAATGGTTTTGTTTATCCAAATGAAAAATCTTATACTGATTTTAAAGATTATTTCGAGTCTTTAAAGGAGTCTTAAGTCATGGTAATGAAATATAAAGGCAAGACTCTTACCACCGAACAAGAAGCTCACGTCAACACCATTCTTGATGGCAACAATTATGCAATCCAAGCTCCACCAGGTTCTGGTAAAACCTTCTTTTTGCTTGCAATGGCTCGCAAAATGTCAGGATATGGCTTGTCAATCTCATTCAACAAACTCCTAGCCCAGGAAGCAGCAACCAAGTTTTCCAGTAACATAATGTGCAAGACCGGCCATGCCTTAGCTTACGGAGCAGTTGGCTACAAATACAAGAAGAAGCTCAGCAAATTGACAGGCAAACAACTAGCGGATACTTTCGACATTGGAGAATGGCAATTATACAATAGTCCAGCCATCAAAGGATACCTCATCCTCAATACGATTCGCAAGTACTGTTATTCCAGTGACGAAGTTATTCAGTACAAACATTTGCCAAGACTCACAATCTTGCAGGATGCAGACCTGGATATCATGCGAGAAGATTTAGTTCAACACGCTAATCTTGTGTTTAACGAAATGGCCGATGCAAGTAAGCCTATGCCAATCACCCATGATGTATATCTCAAAATCTGGGCACTCACAAACCCAATCATTAACAAAGACTTTATCTTTTTTGACGAATACCAAGATAGCAACCCAGTCATAGCGCAAGTGATCAAGAATCAATCTTGTCAAAAGATCTTCGTTGGCGACTGTTTCCAGCAAATCTACAGTTGGCGCGGGGCCGTTAATGCCTTGCAAGATGACAATCTAGCAAAGCTATACATCACTAGAAGTTTTCGTTTCGGTAAAAACATAGCCAATATGGCAAATACCATAATTACTGGTTATTATCCATATCAGTTTGAGTATGTTCCATTTCATGGCAATGATGATGTTGTTTCTTCTATTCATTATGAACCCTTACCAGATGTAGACGCCATCTTATGTCGGACAAACAAAGGAATTATTGCAGAAACCATAGAAGCACTTGGCAAAAATATATCAGTCCACATCTTAGGTGGGACGCAACAACTTACTTACCTTATCAACTCTATAATTCAACTCAAGCTCCAGGGATATTCAAATCATCCAGACCTCTTCCTTTTCAAGAACTTTGTCGATCTTGTTGAGTATTCCAATTCTCCTATGGGCGGAGACATTAAGCCTATCCTAAAGTTAATTGAACTCTATGGCAGGGAACGCTTGCTATCTATTCTTGAATCAACTGTGGAAGATCCAGCCGAAGCCGATGTAACTATAACTACTGCCCATAAAGCAAAAGGTTTAGAGTGGCCTAGAGTGAGGCTGGCCAATGATTTTAAGGTTCCCAGTGATAACGGGAACCCTACAACTGAAGAAACTAACATCTTGTATGTAGCAGCATCCAGGGCACTGCATCAACTCGACGTGAGCAAATGCGAAGCTTGCTGGCCACATACTTTTGACAAAGCTCGCAAGGTTGCCTACGAGCAATGGCAAGTAGATCAAATGAGTGAAAGAGACATTAATACTATGTTTAAAGAAGTTGTTAGTAAGCATATTAATGAACTTGAAAATGATGTTAAATTTTAAGGAGCATAATTATGAAAATATTTAGTGGCCGTTGTTGTTTATGCGATGTTGGAATACCTACAAATCAAGTAGATATGAATGGAACTGAATTATTTTCTGGCGATATTGTACAACTTTGGCATGGTTCTTATATCGGTACTGATATTGAAGAATGGATGCCTTCAGATGGTTTAACTGCCATAGTGGGGAATCAATATCAAAGTTATTCAGATGGCACTATAGAATTAATAAATTCAAATCCTGAACTTTTTACTATGGGCATTTCATCCTGTGGAATTCAAAATACTGAATGGAAAGTAAAACTTGTAAAAAGCCATAAAGATATTATAACTGGTGAAAGGTTTATAGCATTTGGAATTAATTATAAGGAGCCTAACCTATGAACAAACGACAACTTAAGAAAATAATCACTCTATACCGAGAAGGATTATCTTGTGAAATCTGCATAGCTGTTATTGTTGATTTAATGAAAGGGAAAACTCCATTAGAAATGGGAACTGCTATTCATTCTTTTTATGAATTAATACTTCCTCTTAATAGGGAACTTAAAGAAGTTAAAGTTTTATAACGGAGCCAAATTGTGATAAAACGCAAATTCTTGCCAGAACTCCTTGGAATGAACCTTTACCAGACTTCTCGTGGCGAAACTTTTTATGCCTGGAACCATAAACATGCCATCAACAAGCGGCCAAAGGAATTGATTTATTTTGTTACAGATGTTGGGAAAAGAATATTAATTATTAACATAACACGGATGTCAATATGAATATTAATAAGCCAACAGCCTTTATTATTGGTCTGACTCTTGGAGTAGGATCAATATTCTTTGCTGTTAAAAGTGATTTAACATCTAGCGATAAGACAATATCTGAACTTGAAAAGAAAGTAAACCTCGTGCCCGTCGTAACTGTTGACGCCTTAGGAATTTGTAAAGTAACCCAAGGAGGCAAAACCTACATGTTGATTGATGTCACTAATGAAACGAAAGCACTTGAGAAAGTTGTACAAAAAGTTAATAAGGAGAAATAAATTATGAATGAATTAAAGCCATGTCCTTTCTGTGGAGCAGAAGTCCAATGGTGCGGTGATGGCTGGTTAGGAATGGCCCCACATTCTTGTGACCATATCCATTGTCGTAATTGCAATATGCACTTTGAATGCTCAGAAGATGGTGATACAATTGAGCAGCTTCGTGCTATAATGCTTAAGAAATGGAATACTCGTACTTGATAGTTCAATAAATATAATCCTTACTAACGGAGAAATAATGTGCGAAAGATTACTCGAATACTTCATGCTTTTCTTACTCGCTTGTGTAACACTCCTTATTCTTTTACGCGAAAAAGTAAAAGCACTTACGATCAGAATAGGAAAATAATGCGAATAGCTAGATTACATATTCGGAGGGTAAAATGAATAATATAAAAAATGCTTTAATTTTTCTAGCATCTTTTATAATTGTAAGCTTATTTGTACTTCTTATTGATCAATTATATCCTACGCCTCCGATTGATCAAGCAGCTTTGCAACCTTACTCCAGTAGAGATGTTCTTACCAGTTTGGATAAATAACTTGATTTTAGATATAAATTGAATAAGTATTTAAGGATTTTATGAAATAGTAAAAAGGTCAAAAAAGAGAAAAAATTGCTTGACAAAGCGAAGTCATTGTGTTATTTTGACCGTAACAATACCGGATTTTACCGGAAAGCGTAAAGGGCCGGAAAATGGCTCCTTCAATCTTGGGCATGTCGCCCATTCTACAAACCCCCTAATTAGGAGAATCAAAAATGAGCATGATCAAAGTAGTTAGCAACCAGGCATCTCGTGAAATCACCGTAACTGAGCCGGCAGTATTGAACCTCGGAACTATCGAAGAAATGGTACAGGCGCTCGGTGAGGATCTTACCGTGAACATGATCAAGAACCAGCTGAAGGTTTCTTTCCGCGCAGTTATTCGGCGCAAACTGGAAGAAAAAGATGACAATAACGAGTTCAGCAATACTGACGAAGCCATCACAGCTGAAGACTTCAGCGACTGGAAGCCGACTCTTCGCATTACTAAGACTCCCGAGGAGAAAGCTCTGGAAGCTCTTGGTAATCTGCCTCCGGAAGTTCGTGATGCAGTTCTGGCGCAGTTCAACAATCGGTAAGCTTGCCTGACAACTTGGAAAGACAAGTCGTATAGGACACGCATACGTTAAAGCGAAGTGGGAGTCGGTGGAAGCCCGACATTTCTTATTTGCTTATATTAGTAGTGGTGGCGAAATAAAAAATGGTAGACGCAGCCGATTGTGTCCATAAGTAAACCTAGCCCATGTTTCTATGGCCGGACACAGAGCGAATAGTGTAATCGAGGGTAAAGGCTATTCAATTGCAGGTTCAAATCCTGCCCACTACTTTTTAACTCTTACTGCCGGAAACGCATTGGATAGCAAGTCCATGCGCACCATTCGACCTGAATTGACAGGTATCGCCAGCATGACGATGTTGGAATCGGCTTCTTAGTAA